TATCCTTGAGGGGGTTGGGGTACGCCGCCGGCGGCAGGAGGTTGACCTGGAACAGGCGGAACTTCGCCTCCCTCACCTGGAGGAAGTTGTCCTTCCATTCCCGGAGGAGCCATTCCCGGAGGAGCCATTCCACCACCCATCATAGGCGGAGCTTGCTCGGCTTGTTGTTTAGCCATTTCTTCTTGGTCCTTCTTTAGTTGCTCTTTGATTTCTTTAATCTCAGCATCGCTAAAGTTGAAGTAAGTTTTGTAAATGTAATCGTCAGGAAATATCATTAAACCCTTTGCAGCCTGTACAATTCTTAACCTCTGCTCATCGGTTTCAAGTCTACGCTTTAAGAACATATCCGAAGGTGGGTACAAAGTCACCTTAAAGTTATTATACATTATTGCTGGAAAGCCTTTTAGTTGTAAGTGTCTACGACATAACTCTCTAAGACCTGACTCAATATCTCTCTGAAGCCTCATTACTGTTTTAGAGAACTTCACGTCCAGTTGGCTTAGGTTAGATTTCCGTTCGCCTGATTGCTCTTTTTCAACAATAAAGTCCTTTGGTACTTTAAGAGCGGCTAATAGCTTATCTCTAAAGTACTTAACGTCATCAACATCTCCTAGGTTCTGCGCACCAGGAAGAGTTTCAACTTTCGTTCCTTGTCCGTTTCTCGTGGGGATAAAGAAATCCTCATCCGCTGATAGAGGGTTGTACCTTTCATCAATAGAACCTGTATCTGGATTCCAAAACTTCTCTTTCTTAAACTTTTGTTTAATACGTTCCATGAAGTTCTCTACTTTACTTTGAGGTATAGAACCGGTTTCAATGTAAAACGCTCTTCTCTCTGGGGCACGCTGTAGTCTGTAAATAAGCATTGCGTCCTCCATCATTTTTAGAGAGTTCCAAGCTTGTATAGCAGGTGCTAAGATAGACTTTCCATAAGGGTAGTAATTAGCATCGGAAGTGTGGCGTCTAAAATGAATAATCTGATTCTTGTTTAGTGTAAGAACACTACCTTGGCCATGACCTCCTACACCTACAGAATCCATAGGAGGTCTCCCTCCTGCCTGTTCACCAGGTCGTGGGATTTCTTGATAGAATTTCTGAAGGTATCCGTAAGTATCTTCTACTCGGTAAATAAAGTTTGGGTTTAGAATTTTAATCCGCTGAATTCCAGACTTTGACTGATTTAGATTTACAATGTTTTCCACAAAGCAATCTCCAAACTTAGCCACATTTCTTGTAATGTCCCAAATATGAGTTTCTAAATCTATCTTCTTGATGAATTTCTCCACCGCCTCTTTTACAATTTTATCTTCAGTCTCTACTACGAATGGAGTTCCATCCTCATTTTTCAAAGTGGCGTCGTCAGAGTAAATATCACATGCGGCGCCAATCTCGGGATAATCGTCCATCAACTCATACTTTCTGTATCGAGTTCGTCTGGAGTGTTCTACCTTTGGAAGTTTGAGGAAACCTTTGGAAACACCAATACTCGATTGGCCTGTTCCACCTGCTTCAGCAGGCATAAGGTCTCCACCTTTAGCATCTTGAGCATCACCCGCGAGAGGGGGAGCAAGAGTAGGTCTTCCTTTCTTTCGTCCGAAAAATTTGCTAAAGAAAGCAAAAAATCGTCCGTTGTTAAAGGAGCTTCCACCATGCCTTACTGCCTCAGGGAATTCTGTAAAATTCTCATTGAGGTTATTATTGTCTTCGTTTAATCCTTTAGAACCCATTGCATATATTCCTTAAGTTTTTCTTTTTCATTAAGGTCACCATATTTAGACCTTGAGATTGGATTTGGGGTTGTTTTTGTGTTAGCATCTGATTTTATAGTTTCTATCGTTATAGGACTTTTTAAGAAAATTTGATTACAGGCGTACATTCCTATTGCGAGACTCATAACTAAATCGTCGTGATACCCCTCATCTGCCTGCATTTTTCCGTTCTCGGTAATAATAAATGTTTGTAATTCCTTAACCGTTCGTTGAGAGTTTATTTTATATCTGGAGGTTCTGAGACCTTCTTCTAAAACGCTCAAAATGGTGTCTCTATTCTTTACTGTCACGAGGATACCAATATCCCCTTTAGAATCACACCACATGTTTTCGTATTCCAACTCATCCCAAAGCTCTTCAATTAGAGCTAGACCTAGGCCATTCCTCTCTACAATTACATAAGCTAGATTATACTTTGTAGCCTCGTCATGTATTGTTTTTGCAAAAGCTTTTAAGGAGACGTTATTAGAGTAAAACTCAGCTACCTGCTCTCCGTTGTACATGTTAATAATGTGGAAAGCTGAGTAGTCTTTCTCTCTGCCAAAGGACGCGTCCACTGATAACGCGTACGTATGTAACTTTTCAGGCTCCTTATAACACCTCATCCTGTTATTGTACTTCGTCACGCAGTCTATCTCTGTGTTATCTGTTAGTCGACGAAGTGTGTCTGCGTTAATAAATGTATCACCTGTACCTAGGAAGTCGCATTCATACTCTTGGCTCCACATTCTGTCACCTAGCGCAGGTCTCATTTCTAAGGCCCATTCATCCGTGTACTCAGGATGCTCTCTCCAGTAAATATCAATTACATTAAATCCATTCTCTCCTCGCTCAGCCCCTTTGTATATTTCATAATACAAATTAGACATCCCGTTAACCGTAGAAAGTAATACTGCATTACCACCCGTGGATAGCGTTGGATACATAGCGGCCCAGAAATCTGCCATGTCAGGGATAAAAGCAGCCTCGTCCACGATTAGAAGGGACACCGACTCACCACGGCCAGCACCAGCAGGCTGTGACCGAATTCTACTTCCAGTTTCCAAGACTAAGTTGTGCTTATTCTTTTCATGGACACCCGGTTTTAACCAATAAGGCAACTCCTCGTACATCTCAATAACCCGTCTAAGGAAAGACGTAGACTCTCGGTCACCAATCGATACAACCATGCACATCTTTTTCTCATGGAAGATAATAAACCACAAAGCGTAAGCACACATAATAGTGGTTACCCCCGCCTGACGGAACTTTTTAATTACATTAAATCTGTTAGAATTGATTTCTGTTACAATCCTGTTTTGAAACCTGTACAAATCAAACGGGACCTGGCCCCTTACAGGATGGATGATTTTTATATATTTTTTAATAAAATAAACAGGGTCCTCAGAGCATTTTTCAAACTCTTTTAAAATTTCTTGTTTATCCATGTTATTTATTATAGTGCAGTTACTTTTATATAGCATGGCAAAATATGCATTTATCCCTTCTAGGACGGGCAAATCGAAAACTTTAGAGAAACTAAAGGATTTTTTCACATTGGCAGGATACACTGTCAAGGTATTAGTGGGGGAATCCTCCATCTTTAAAGCATATAGCAACGCGGTACGGGAGTGTAAATTAGCGGCGCAAGATAAGGTTGTTATGTGTCATGATGATATTGAAATTTTAAGTAAGCCTGAAGTTTTCAATAATCTTTTAGATACACATTTTAAAACGCCAAAGGCTGGGTTTCTCGGGGTAGCAGGTACTTGCTATTTCCCAGACCATGCAGTTTGGTGGAATGGCTATGGAGCAGACCATAAGCCTATGGACCCTCAAAACCCCTTACGCGGGTCTATCTTTCATGGGGAAACCCCAGAGAGTATGAGGTTAGAACTTTATGGACCTCATGGGAATACCGTAGTTATGGATGGTGTTTTCTTAGCTGCTACCGGCGCTGTGTTAAATTCTATCCAATTAACCCAGCCAAAGTCTTTTGAAGGAGGTTGGCACTTCTATGATGTCTTTTACACATACCAAGCATTTAAAAAGGGATTTGTAAATCGTACCTCTCCTATGCTTGTTCGACATGAGTCCGTGGGAGAACTTGACGAGCTGTATAATAAGAATAGATTAGCCTTTCTTAAGTTGTGCGGTTCTGACCTTCCTATCCAAGCCTTTTAATAGTGTAGAGTGTAAATCTTTTTAAACGCTTCCTCTGGGAACTGTCTTAGGAGCTTCTCCAACTTTTCAGTCATAGCGCCCTTTTTAGATGCTATTACAATTGAGTTACAGTGCTTACTTATGTAATCAACAAAATCACTGGTAATTTCTTCACTATCGTATCTTATAGCATTAGGGTCTTGCTCTTCCCCCAGCACTACAGTCTTAGTGGCTTTTTCCGCAAGTTCAGCTAATACAAACTTAGATTGCATAGTCGAGTTACTACCAAAACTAGGATGAGGGATTACCAAAGTATATGGTATGTTTAACTTTCGAAGTACATGTCCAGCAACAACATTAGCACCTTTATAAGATGGAAGATAGGCGTAATGTATTTCTAATTCATTCAATACATTGGCCAGCTTACTTACAGCTTTTGTCCATGTCTTTGAGCTGTTACCGCGTCCTTTTTTAGGAAAGTTCTCATCTCCGAAAAAGACCGCGACATTTCTACTACTCATCGAGCATTTCCGCCTGTTTTGTTGCCAATAGAAAACATGTCTTGAGCAATTCTGTTACCACCTTTTAGTACACCTCCTGCTCCTTTTGCCACGCCTCCTACTGCCTTGCCTGCACCTCTTACTGTTCCTCCAGCAAGTGCACCGGCTCCGCGTGCTGTACCGCCTACTACCTTACCTGCACCTCCCACTGCTCCGCCGGCAGCCATTCCAGCTCCGACTCCTGCAACACCAGCACCTATTGCGCCGTATTTCGCTACTTTACCAGCAGCCCCAAGACCAAATTTAGTAGCCTTTAAACCTGCACCAGCGACTTTTCCACCCGCTTTAAGTCCCGCTCTAGCTCCTCTGTACTTGTAGCTTTTAGTAAAATCAGAAGCACGTCTTGCTGCTCCCGCTTCGGCCCCTCTTACCTTTCCAGCTTGCTTG